ATTTGTTGACCAATTAGATAGAAATGGTGCAACGATTAAGTCTTACACTTTAAGAGGTGTATTCCCGACTGAAATCGCTGCTATTGAGTTGGACTACGGAACAAATGACGCAATCGAAGAATTTGGTGTGACATTTGCTTACCAATACTTTGAAAGTAACACTACTACTTAATACATAAATAGTAGTAAAAGTAAAGGAATAATATTATGGCTGAATTATTTGGATTTTCTATCACTCGTCTTAAAAAGACAGCGGATCCAAAACAAAGCTTTACACAACCACAGGCGGATGATGGTACACAAACCATCGCCGCCGGTGGATATTTTGGTCAGTACCTTGACATGGAAGGTCAGGCCAAAACAGAGCAAGACCTCATCCGAAGATATAGAGAAATAGCATTACACCCCGAGTGTGACATGGCAATTGAAGATATTGTCAATGAAGCAATCGTGGCTAATGAATTGAAGGATGCTATTAGATTAAAATTGGATGAAGTACCTTTTGGTAAAGATGTTAGACGAAAGATAGAAGATGAGTTTAAAGAAGTATTAAGGTTAATGAACTTTAATACAAAAGGTCACGACATATTTAGAAGATGGTATGTTGATGGCAGAGTTTACTATCATAAAGTAATTGATAGAGAGTCGCCAAGAAAAGGTATCACAGAGTTAAGATACATTGACCCTAGAAAAATTAAAAAAGTTAGAGAAGTAAGAAAGAAAAGACCTGACGGTCCTACACCACATGGTCTATCTATCATTGACGAATACGAAGAATACTATTTGTTCAATGAAAAAGGAATTGCCGGCACAACATCTGGTGGTATTAAGATTGCACCAGATACAATTTCGTTTGTGCCATCAGGATTAATTGACCAAAATAAAAATATGGTCTTGTCTTATTTACATAAGGCTATTAAACCTGTAAATCAATTAAGAATGATTGAAGACGCTACAGTAATTTATAGAATTGCTAGAGCGCCTGAAAGAAGAATATTTAAGATTGATGTTGGTAATTTACCAAAAGTAAAAGCTGAACAATACCTAAGAGATGTTATGGCAAGATATAGAAATAAACTTGTCTATGACGCACAAACAGGTGAAATCAGAGATGACAGAAACTATATGTCTATGTTAGAAGACTTTTGGTTACCAAGCAGAGAAGGTGGTAGAGGTACAGATATTACTACATTACCTGGCGGACAAAATCTTGGAGAAATATCTGACATTGAATACTTTAGAAGTAAACTATATCGTTCATTGAATGTACCAGCAAGTAGATTAGAAGCGAGTCAAGGTTTCAATCTAGGTAGAAGTACCGAGATTACTAGAGACGAACTTAAATTTACAAAGTTTGTACAAAGGTTGAGAAAAAAGTTTACAGAGTTATTTAATGACATTTTAAGAACACAATTAATATTAAAAGCTGTTATCACGGAAGAAGACTGGCATATTCTAAGAGATTTTGTTCAGTATGACTTTTTGCAAGATGGACACTTTGCTGAACTTAAAGAAAGTGAAATGCTTTTAGAAAGATTAAGATTAGCAAATGAAGTGAGAGATTATGTTGGTAAATATTATTCAGTACAGTATGTTAGAAAAGCCATACTTAAACAATCTGATAGAGATATTGAAGACATTGATAATCAAATTAAAAAAGAAATTGATGACGGCATTATATCAGCACCTACGGAAGATATTCCAGGTTCTGGTGGAAACTTATAGGAGATAAAAAATGAGTGAACATATTAAAAAATTTGTTGACGACTTATCAGTCGGTAATAATGCAGAAGCAGGAGAAGCTTTTAAAGACGCTTTAAGAGCTAAAGTTGCAGACAGTTTAGACCAGGCTAGAGTTGATATTGCAGGTAAAATTTTTAGTGATGTTGAACCACAACCGTTCAGCGACCCTAAACCAGCAGTAACAGACCCTAATCCTGAAACAGCTGTGGTAATTGACACACAAGGTCAAGAGGTACAATTCGAGCCAAACGGTAACGAACAACCTACACCTGAAGCTGAAGTACCAGAGGCACCGGCAAATGATGAAAGTCAACCAACTACTTAAACCAAATGTAGTTAACACTACAGCATTTAATAGTTTACCACCTAAACATAGAGATGTGGTAAATGATTTTTATAAAGTTGTAGAGTTAGAAAAAGGAAATGTAGTTGATAGAGTTGAAGCAGCCATAGATGTGGTTGCCGATAAACACAATGTAAGTACAGAGATTATGTACAACTACATTGACAAGGAAACAGGAGAGTAATATGGCGTGGGTAACAGTACCAAATTCAGATAACATTTGGCAATATGAAAACACTGCTACTGTGTCTGACACTTATCCTGATTCAGCTGATGGTGCAAACTCAACTGTATCAGGTGGTATTAGAACTTATACTAAACCGGGAACAAGTGATACAGTAGAAGTTTATATGCAAACCAGAAAAACTGGTGAAACAAAAGAGCGTGGCGAGTTATCAAAAACTTATTATGACAATCAGTAGTACAAATTTAGTAGATGATGGTTTTAAAGTAATTAATAAAATTACTGGTGCTCGTAACGAAAACGAAAAGTTGATTGAGTTAGATAACTTAAAAGGTTCAACTAACGAATCAGAAATATCAATTGCAAATGCTTATTATGAAATAGAAGGCACAGGCACGGTAACTTTGCAGTTTGATAATGACGAACAATTTATTATGAGAGGTATAGACAATTATGGTCTAAAACCTACAGAAACAAAAATAAAAGGAACAGGCGACATTACAATTACAACTGATACAAATGTAGATAAGTTTAGTTTAATGTTAGAATGTCATAAAGAAACAGGATTTAGTAATGGCTGATATAGTAACAACACAAACAATTTCTGATACCTCTGGTGTAAAGTTTGTTTCTAAACTCACAAACTTTTCAGATGGTACTGGAGAAACACAAGTAAAGAAGATTGACGCTTCAGAGGTCACTTTTATGACCGAAGATGGTAATAGAAAGATTGCAAAAATATGGTACTCAATTAACACTGCTAATAGTAAATCAGCAGTTGAATTGATATGGGACGGAGAAACAAACGCAACCGCTATGTTATTAAGTGGTAATGGTTATTGGGATTTAAGAACAGCAGGTGATGAGATTACAAATAATGCTACTACACCTACAGGAGATGTTCTATTATCGACTAAAAACTTTGCAAATGGCGACAATTATACAATTATTATTGAGTTTAGGTAATAAAAACATATAAATAGTTTGTACGAGAGAGAAAACACATGAAGTTAATATCGGAAGAAATTCAACAGGCAGAATATATCGTTGAGGAAGTCAGCGGTAAAAAGAACTACAAGATTCGTGGTGTCTTTCTACAATCAGATATCAAAAATAGAAATGGTAGAATTTATGAAAATGATATCTTATCAAAAGAGGTAGATAGATACTCAAAAGAATTCATTGATAAAAAGAGAGCATTCGGTGAACTAGGCCATCCAGATGGTCCTACAGTAAATTTAGAGAGAGTGTCACATATGATTACATCTCTAAAACCAGAAGGCAAAAATTTTATTGGTGAAGCTAAAATCATGGACACACCATACGGTAAGATTGTAAAAGGTCTTATTGATGAAGGCGCTCAATTAGGAGTATCTTCAAGAGGTATGGGTTCCTTGGTTACCAAAGGTGGTGCTAACTATGTAGGAAAAGATTTCTACTTAGCTACTGCTGCCGACATTGTTGCAGACCCTAGCGCTCCAGACGCTTTCGTTGAAGGTATCATGGAGGGTAAAGAGTGGATTTGGGACAATGGACAAATAAAAGCAAAAGATATTGAAGAATATAAAGAGTATATTGAGAGAGCAAAATCTATTCAATTAGCAGAAGCTAAAGTGAATATATTTAAAAACTTTCTTGAAAAACTTTAATATTATAAATATATTATAATTAAAGAGAAAATTACTAGTAATTTTTAAAAAGGAGATTTCTCAAATGGCCGATACAGAAAAAAAGTTAGAGGCGTTAGAGCAAGAAGCAGTTGCTGAGGCGAATGCCCAAGCGGATGCTCCTAAGAAAAATGCTGTAGCGGCTGAGCCGAACCATCTGAAAAATGATGCGGAAGATTTAGGCGCAGCTGTAGTTAAACCAACTGACAGCAATCCTGACGCAACTAAAAAAGTAAAACAAGTTTCTGGACAAGCTCCTCAAAAATCACAAGGTGCTGCTGACCCAATGCCAAAATTATCAGGTCACAATACTAAGTTAGAGGGTGCAGAAGCTGAAGAAGGTTCGGAAGAAATCAAAGAAGGCGAAATGCCTAAAGCTGCTTTAGACGCATTGAAAAAACATAAAGAAAAATCTGAAGACAAAGACGCTGAAGATAAGAAAGATGTTAAAGATGTGAAAGAAGAAGATATGCCAAAAGATGATGAAAAGAAAACAGTTAAAGCTGGTTACATGAAATCATCTTACAAGATGAAAAAAGAAGAAGTTGATGAGCATATGGACGCTTTAGTCGCTGGACAAGATGACTTATCCGAAGAATTTAAAACTAAAGCTGCAACTGTTTTTGAATCAGCAGTAAACTCTAAAGTCAAAGAGATTGCTGAACAAATGGAAGCAGATGTTCAAACTAATTACGAGCAAGACATTGCAGAAGCAAAAGAAGCCCTAACTGAAAAAGTTGACAGTTACCTATCATATGTCGTTGAAGAGTGGATGAAAGAAAACGAAATCGCTCTTGAAAGAGGTATTAAAGGTGAAATCGCTGAAGACTTTATCACAGGTCTTAAAAAACTTTTTGCTGAGCATTACATTGATGTTCCAGATGAAAGATACAATGTGCTTGAAGACCAAGCAGCTAAAATTGAATCTTTAGAAAAGAAACTCAATGAGCAAATTGAAAAGAATGTAGAGTTAAATAAAGAAAATGCAGTTAAGTCAAGAAAAGAAATCATGGCTGAAGTTGCTTCTGATTTAGCAGATACATCAAAAGAAAAGTTTGCTAAACTTGCTGAAGAAATTGAATGGTCTGACGCAGACTCTTTCAAGTCAAAATGTGAAACTATTAAAGAATCATACTTTGGTGTTAAGAAAGAAGAAGTGAAAGACGAATTACATGATGTGGCGGCTGGCGATGAAGCTTCTAACGAAGATTTATCGAAAGCTATGGCTGCTTACACTGCCGCTATAAGCAAAACAAAAGATATTAAAATATCTTAATGTTAAAACGGAAAAAGGGAGAAAATTAAAATGTACTTATCCGAAACACACGAAAAAAAATGGCAGCCTGTGTTAGAGCATCCTGATTTACCAGAAATCAAGGACTCTTACAGACGAGCCGTTACATCAGTTATCTTGGAAAACCAAGAAAGAGCTGCTAAGGAAGACCAAGCCTTCTTGAGCGAAGCTGCGCCTACAAACGCAACTGGTTCATCTATTGCAAATTGGGATCCAATCCTTATTTCATTAGTAAGAAGAGCAATGCCTAACCTTATCGCTTACGATATTGCTGGTGTTCAACCAATGACTGGTCCAACTGGACTAATCTTTGCAATGAGAAGTAGATACACTTCACAAACTGGTAACGAAGCTATGTTTGACGAAGCTGATACAGACTTCTCTGGTAGAAACGCTGCTGGTAGCTCAGTTGATGGTTATTCTTCAACTGCTCACTCAGGTTCACCAAACAACAATCCAGGTGCTCTAAACGATAGTCCATCTGCTGGTACTTACACAAAAGGTACTGCTATGACTACAGCTGCTGCTGAAGCATTAGGAGACGCTTCTGGTAACGCATTTGCTGAAATGGCATTCTCAATCGAGAAGTCAACTGTAACTGCTAAATCAAGAGCTCTTAAAGCAGAGTACACAATGGAACTTGCTCAAGACTTAAAAGCAATCCATGGTTTAGACGCTGAAACTGAACTTGCAAATATCTTATCTGCTGAAATCTTAGCTGAAATCAACAGAGAAGTTGTAAGAACAGTTTACATCAATGCAGAAAAAGGTGCTGCTACAAACACAACTACTGCTGGTATCTTTGATTTAGATACAGACTCAAACGGTAGATGGTCAGTTGAGAGATTCAAAGGTCTTATGTTCCAATTGGAAAGAGACGCAAACAGAATCGCTCAAAGAACAAGAAGAGGTAAAGGGAACATGATTATTTGTTCTGCTGATGTCGCTTCTGCTCTACAAATGGCTGGTGTTTTAGATTACACACCTGCTTTGAATAACAATTTGAATGTTGATGACACAGGCAATACTTTTGCTGGTGTTCTTAACGGCAGATTCAAAGTATATATCGACCCTTACTCAGCAAATAGCTCAGCAACACAATACTATGTTGTTGGTTACAAAGGTACTTCACCTTATGACGCTGGTATGTTCTACTGCCCATATGTACCACTACAAATGGTAAGAGCAGTTGGTCAAGATACTTTCCAACCAAAAATCGGTTTCAAAACAAGATACGGTTTAATCGCAAACCCATTCGCTGAAACTGGTGCTGCTTCAGGTGCTGTTAGCGCAGTAAATGACGCTGGTTCTGCTGACTCAAACAGATACTACCAAAGAGTTAAAGTAACTAACTTAATGTAATATCTTGTAGAGTTTTCTACAATAATCGAAAAGGGCGGCTTTATGTCGCCCTTTTTTTTGGCCTTCCTCCAAGATGGATAAATATAAGTATGACGGTTACAAACTCATACAATAGACAACCCACAAAGTTTGACTATGCTTCACCAACGCAGTTTAAGTTTCAACTTACAAAACTGCCTAAGGTAGAATATTTTACAACTGCTTGTAATATACCAGGCATTAGTCTAAATGCTACTGTCCAACCAACTCCGTTGGCGGATATACCACTTCCAGGTGATACCTTGTCTTTTAGTGATTTGGAGATTACATTTCTAGTAGATGAAAATTTAGAGAACTATAGAGAGATACATGGCTGGATGTATGGTATTGGTTTTCCTAAAGCAAGAACACAGTTTGCAAATTTGGTTAACTCAGGTAAAGATAGATTTCCTACTACAGGTAAAGATAGTTTGACTACAGACGCAGGTAAAGTCAAATATGGTGCAATGCCATTAGGACCTATATTTTCAGACGCAACTTTAAATGTATTGACAAGTAAAAACAATGCAAATATTGAAGTTAGATTTTCTGATGTGTTTCCCTCGTCATTGTCAGGATTAGATTTTAACCAACAGGCAGATGATATTAGTTTCTTAACTGCTACTGTAACATTTAAATATAAGATATACGAATTTGCCTTAAAGGGTGCGTCTAATACAACAGATACAGTAACTTAAAAGCTTTACAATTTTATATAATTATGATAGGATGTGTATATTATGGATTTAGAAAAACTACAAGAATTGGCTGATAAAGATTTAAAGATTAATGATAGTGAACTTGATTTAGAATCTCTTAAAACTCCTCAGTTACATAACAAATATATGAAACACTTAACTAAGTTTAAGTTAATGCTTAGTCGTGCTGAAGGCGATTTGTATAATACCAAAAGAGAACTTTGGGAATATTATACAGGTAAAGCAGACGCTTCGGTCTATGCAGAAAAACCTTTTAACATTAAATTACTAAGACAAGATGTTGACCAATATATTTTATCAGATGAAAGATATATTAAGTCAAAACAAAAAGTAGATTACTTACAAGCTTGTGTTGATTTTTTAGATAGAACAATTAGACAAATCACTAATAGAACTTTCACAATAAAAAATGCAATTGATTGGCGTAAGTTTACTAGTGGTGCTATCTGATGAAACACGATAAGTTATTTTCAACACATGTTTATCTTTTTGACAATGTAATAGATAGTAATAGTCTATTGCAAATAAGAAAAGATATTACTTCATCATACAATCAAACTACAAAAAACTGGCAAAGTAAAGCAAACTTACACAGAAATGTTTTGTATGATAAACTAACTCATAAGGTTGTAGAAAATACTAAAAAAGTTTTTGATAATCTGTGTTTTGAATATCAAGGTTTTGATGTTACTGATATGTGGTCAAATGTTTTAAAACCTGGTGAAACTCATAGACCTCACACACACTCTAATAATATTTTAAGTGGTGTGTTTTATGTAGAGGCCGAACAAACATCTGGTATTATATTTACAGACCCTAGACCTCAAGCTGGTGTTATACAACCAGATGTAACAAAACAATTTGTAGATAATGCTAGTGTAATTAAATATGATTCAGCAACTAATAGAATGATATTATTTCCCTCATGGCTACAACACTATGTACCAATTAATGAAACAAAATCTAATAGAATTAGTATTGCCTTTAATATAATGTTAAAAGGTAAAGTTGGTTCTTCCGAAGAATATCAATCAGCGGAGTTTTAAATGACCCTAACAAGGTATCTAATTATAGATAAAAAAGATGATGTCTATTTAAAGATTGAGGCAGACGAAGATATAAGAAGAGAACTAGGACAATTCTTTACATTTGAAGTACCTGGTTTTAAGTTTATGCCTCAGTTTAGAAACAGAGTATGGGACGGTAAGATTAGATTGTTTTCATATCAGACAGGTCAAATATATGTTGGTCTATATCCATATATATTAAAATGGTGTGAAGACAACAATGTACAAGTTGTTGACGGAACTAAAATACAAGACACTAAGGTTGACGAAGCAAAGGTCGACAAATTTAT